CAAGGACTTGGTAGAGGTAATGATAGAAACAAATTAATTGAGTTTATCGGAACTGTAGCTCAAGCTTTAGGACCAGATGTAATGAGACAGTACGTTAATGTGGATGAAGCGGTCAAACGTCTTGCTACCAGTATCGGTATAGATACTGCTAACCTAGTAAAAACACAAGAGGAGATCCAAGCCGAACAACAAGCTGCACAACAGCAGCAGCTTATTCAAAGTCTTGGACCTGCTGCTTTAGGTTCACGTTTACTTGATCCTAAAGTAAATGCTGAAGCTGGTTTAGCTGATGCACAGGCACAACAATTACAAGGAGGACAACCTGATGCCAACCAAGAAGCCCAGTAGAAAAAGAGATGAAGACGGAAAGTTTGTCTCTGCTAAAGCTGTCGTTAGTGAACTAGGAGTTAACGAAGAAAACCCTGTACCAGAAAAGTCTGGTGACGTTACTACTAGACATGGCAGTACAATTCACTATAGTTAAATAAAAAACCACTATGACTTCATCACAAGTACAAGTCTCTGAAACCCCACCAGTTTCACAACAAGACCTCGAAGGTTTAAAAGATGAGAATGGTCTGTATGCTGGTAAGTTTAAATCTGTAGAAGATTTAGCTGCAAGCTATAAAGAACTAGAAGGTAAGCTTGGCACAATAACAGAAGAAGCACCAGCAACAGAAGAAGTAGAAGAATCTACAGGAGTACCAGAAGGATATGAAGACTTTTATCAAGAAGATGGAACTGTTGATTACTCTACTGTAAATGAAAACTATGGAGAAATCTTAGGTGAGGTCTTCAAAGAGAACAGTATTGATCCTTATAAAATTAGTGCAGAGTTTCATAAGAATGAAGGTGAGATACCAGAAGAAATGTATCAGTCTTTATTAGATGCAGGTCTGTCTAAAAATGCAGTTGACTCTTACCTTACTGGTAGGGCAGCAGAGATGGGTTATACAGAAGAAGGTGAAGAAGGTGCTGTTGATGAACTTGCAACAGCAGAAGTAAAAGATATAAGAGACTCAATAGGTGGAGATGAAGCTTATGGCAAGATGGTTGGTTGGGCTTTAGAGAACTTACCTGCACCTGAGATCGAAGCTTTCAATGATGCAACAAACACAATGTCTGGTCCACAACTTAGTATGATGGTACAAGGACTATATACAAGGTATCAAAACGCTATGGGAGTTGAACCAAATCTTTACTCTGGTAAGTCTGCTTCTAGTGGAGTTACACCTTATAGATCAACAGCAGAAGTTGTAGCTGCTATGGGTGATCCTCGTTGGGAAAAAGATGTTACTTATACAGAACAAGTTAAAGCACGTTTAGAAAATAGTAACGTCTTTGGGTAATGGCTAAGTTATGTGCCAGAGGTAAAGCAGCAGCCAAGCGTAAGTTTAAGGTTTACCCTTCTGCTTACGCTAACGCTTACGGAGTCAAGGTCTGTAAAGGACAGGTCAAAGTAGGTGGTAAGAAAAAAGTAGCTAGTGGCTACACCAGAAAATCATTGAGGGTTTCTTAATCATGCCATTAAAAGGAAAGCAGTACAAACTAGATGTTGATGGAGACAAGAAGATTACTAGAAAAGATTTTATGATCTTATCTAAAAATGCTCCGAAAAAGAAAAAGAAGAAATGAGTAAACTTACACCTAAACAAATAGTTACTCTCAACAAACATTCCAAACATCATTCCAAAAAACACATGGATATGATGAAGAAGCTTATGCGTGAAGGTACATCATTCAAAGCTGCTCATAACAAAGCACAGAAAGATGTAGGTAAATGAGTTTACGCAGATGGTTTAAAGAAGAATGGGTAGATGTAAAAACAGGTAAGCCTTGTGGTCGGCAGAAAGGAGAGAAGCGAGGAGGATACCCTGCTTGCAGACCTTCTAAAAGAGTTAGTAGTGAGACTCCTAAGACTACAAAAGAAATGAGTGGTAGTGAGACTAGAAAATTTAAAGCAAGTAAGACCAGTTCAAGAAAGATAGCTTATCAACATAGACGCAAAAAAAATAATCGCAAGAGTTTAAAGATTGCGTAATAATGCTATATTTTAAATAGCTTACATCTTTTATGTCTAAAGGAGTATCTCTTACCAAGAAGGATAAAGACCCGACAGGGGGTCTGACTGCTTCTGGTCGTAGGAAATATAACCGAGCAACAGGTGGAAACTTGCAAGCCCCTGTTACAAAAAAGACAGGTCTTTCGCCTAGGCAAAAATCAAGAAGGAAATCTTTTTGTGCAAGAATGTCAAAAGCAAAAGGACCATTAAAGAAAGATGGCAAGTTAACTCGCAAAGCTCTTGCACTACGCAAGTGGAATTGTGGGTCAGTATAAATTAACAAAGTAGAAATCTAAATATCTAAGTGCCTGATGCGTCAGATAACACTTGTGAGAAAGGATTGAAACGAAGTTAGTTACTCAAATTTGTAAACATTAATCAAGGAGTTTTCCTATGGCTAACGCCACAGTCTCTCGCCTTGGTTTGGTTAATAATTCTGGTACAGGCTTTGATGCCCTTTTCCTTAAAATTTTTAGTGGAGAGGTCCTAACTGCGTTTGCCAGAAATAACATTTTCAACGAGCAACTTCATTCAGTTCGTACTATTACAAGTGGTAAGTCAGCACAGTTTCCTGTTCTTGGAACTGCTACTGCTGCGTACCATACAGTAGGTACTCCTCTCGTTGGAGCAAACCAAATCTTAGCGAATGAAAAGATTATCAACATAGATGATCTTCTAATTGCACAGAGTTTTATCGCTAACATTGATGAACTCAAGAATCATTATGACGTAAGGGCAACTTACGCTGATGAGCTTGGTAAAGCACTTGCTCGTACTTACGATCAAAACGTAGCCAAGCAAATAGCAAACGCTTCAAGAGCATCTACTAACCTTACAAATGGTAATGGTGGTCTTGTATTAACACTTGCTAATGGTAATACAGCATCTTCTGATGTTACTGGTGATG